CATCGCCGACGTCCACCCAGTTGCCCTCCTGGCTCGACGCCCCCGGCCAGAAATCCGGCTGGCCCGGCTTAGTCCAGAACAAGCGATTCGGATTCGCCTGGGTGTTAAAAGCGAGAAGGCTTCCAAAGTATGGCCCAACCACTCCAGCCGCCGGCGGAGGCCCGTCGTGATCGAACTCCAGTGCAATCCCCTCCAACAGGACCGCGGCCTCCGTGAACGTCAACTCGGCAACGGAAGTGCTCGTGTTGTCGTTGATCGTGTAGCACAGATACGGCTGGCCGAGCGTTCCGCCCTCGACATACACGTTGCGCTTTACCACGCGCGTGTCGGTGCTCACGGCGATCGCGCTAAGCGCCACATCCGCGCTTCCTCCCAACACCAGCCATCCGCTGGGAGGCGATGGGTTGCTCTCACTCAGATCGGCCAAAACGAAAGTGATGTAAAACCGGTAGCTCCCTGTCGGTCCCGTCGTCCCTGGACCCAGGCTCGCCACCGGAGCCGTCACCGGCGCCGTAATTCCCCATGGCCCGTAAGTCCCATCGTCGCGGCCCTGGACGCTCTGATCCATGATCCAGGCGAAGCCGTTCATCGCGACAATCCCGCATGGATCGCCGATGAATCCTGTGGCGATCGGCGTCGAGTCGTTGCCTGCCCGGAAGAGCATCGTCCCCGCCACCCAGTAGTAATCGCTCCCGCGCCTACCGACCGTGTGCACCACGCCGTCGCCCAAAGGCCACGCGATCGCCGCTGTTCCGTTGCGCGACCGCAGCACGCCCTGCTGGTCCACCCGGAAATTCTCGAGCTGCGCCGCGTCCTCGGACGGGATTTTGTCCCCTGGCGGCAGAAGGTTCAGCGACCCGGACAGCACGCGCAGTTCTTTGCGCTTGTACGCCACTTACTGCGCCTCTCCGAAGTAATGCTTGAGAATCTGCTCGTACAGCGCCACCCGCTCGTCGAAGTGGTCCGCCATCTCGGGCATCGCCGCATCCGATTCCTTCCTCCTGGCTTCGGCGAGCATCGAGTAGCCGAAGTAGTCCTGGATGGGAGAAGCGATAGGCGCCACGCTGGCCCCCTGCGCGATCGTCGGCTGGAAGCGGTGATAGATCACGGCCATCGTGCCCTGGACCGTCGTCAGGGGATACGGCACGATGGTTCCGGGCGCGCCGGCGTCCATCGAGAAACGCGTTGGAGCGCTCGCCTGCGTCTGGTTCCATGTCGCATCGAACGATGCCAATTCCTGGGCTGTGGCTGCTCGCAGCGCCGCTCCCTGAAAGCTCGCGTGGATCGTATCCACGTGCCCGGTGGGAGCGTTCGCCGCCGTCTGCAGCGCGTTTAGCGTCTGGGTAGCCCGTTCCACCCACGCGCCCACGCGATGGCCCAGGCGCTTATTGGCCTCATCCGCGTAGTTGTATAGTTCCGCCGCGGTGCACCAGTCCAGGTCGGCCAAGCTCGCCGCTCCCAGTGCGGGAAGAATGTCGCCGATCACGTTCGCGAGGTCGATCCCCGGCTGCGCGGGACCCTGCGGAAATAGCAAAATCGGCATGGTTTCCTAGAGCGATTTCAGCTACGCGTCGTAGCCCCAGCACGCGATGTCTCCTGTCGCGCCGCTTCCGGTCGAGAACCGCAGAATGTTGTTCGCCGCCGACAGCGGAATTGGCCGCGACGGAGTGATCGGGATGCAGGCCCCGGCCGGCGGCGTGCCCTGGTAAATCATGTTCGCCGCTGCGTTGGTGTTGTCGTAGATCTTCAGCACTCCCGAGGTCTGCACCGTGATGACGATGCCTTCTACGAAGCCGATCTTGCCGCCGCCAGGAGTGCGTAGAGCAATGTCCGTCTGGCTCGCCGAGAATGTTGCCGCGTTCTTCCAAATCGTCTGCGTCGCCCCGCCGGTCTTGCCGCTCGGAGCATTCTGCACTTGCAGGGGGTTCGTGGGACCGTAGGCCGTGCCGGTGTTGTCGCTGATCCCGACGAGCTGCACACCCGCCGCTGCCGTCGAGACGTTGTTCCCCGCGATTTGCACCACGTTGATCGGGAAATTGGCCGTGGATGCCTGCACATAGACCGGCGCGCCGCTCGTCCCGATCTCCGTGCCGCTGTTATTCCGCAGGTTGACGTGAAACGCCCGGTTCGGAGTGATCCTTGTAACCGACGCCTGCCCCGCGCTCGGCGATCCGGCGAAGCTATCGTTGTAGACCCCGCCGATCACCTCCACAAACGTCGTGCCCTCGGTGAACCCGGTCTTGTCCTGCTGCGAATACCCGCCGCCCGTCTGCTTGATGACGTCAACCTTCAGCCCGTAGCTTCCGCTGACGTTGGTGACACCCACCGGGTTCGTGCCGTCGCTGATTCGGGCGTACCAGGAATTGGCGATTGCTGCGGGCGTCCCTTGATTTGCTGTCACCGTGCCCGACACGGTCGCCGTGCCCGACACACTCACTGAACCCGTCACCGTCACGGGGTTCGTAATCGAAGTCACCGTGCCGATATTCCAGGTGCCGCTCTGGGTTGCCGCCACCGTTCCCGAGATCGACACCGTGCCCGCCACCGTCACGGTGCCGCTGATCGAGGTTACCGTGCCGATGTTCCACGTCCCGCTCTGCGCAACGCTCGGAGTGCCGCTGATCGACACCGACCCGCTCACCGGCTGCGTTACACCGCTGCCGTCCACCGCGAGCTTCGCCGAGCCATTGTTCACTACGGCGAAGGTCACGCCGCTTGTTACGGCCAACACCTGTACGCCGAGGCCCTTGGTCGCATCCGTCGGGATCGGCGAGCGGTCGCCCGTCGCGCCGATCGCACTCAAGCTGACGAGCTGAACTTGCGAGCCGTCGCTCGACGCCTGAATCGTAGCAACGGATGCCGGAGAACCCGGCGTGTATCCCAGATTATTGGCCACTCTGCACCTTCCTCGCGGGCACCAGGCCCGGCCTGATCGATAACAACTTACTCAAATCCGCCCGCTCAAACTCAAACGGCAGCTTGTCGTAGCGCGCCGCCAGGCTGCGGGACCGGATGTAATTCCCGTAGCTCTTGGCCTCATCCATGAATCGCCGCAGGTACGGCAGAGCTTTGGCGAACTCCTGGCCCCCTTCCCGAAACCGCAGCCGCTGTACCCCGTAATCGACGAAGGCCGGATGACACTGTTCGGGAAAGGGCGGCGTATCGGTCGCTGCAACCATCGGTGCCGGAGCCTGCGCGTAAGTGATGTTCACGCTGATGCCCTGGGTCGCCGGATAAAGAACGAAGAAGTCGAACCCCAGGCCGGCGTATCGTACCGCGGCCGGTCCGGTCGAGGTCTGCCATCCGGAGTCCAGCGCGTCGAGATCCTGCAACCTGGCTGGCCGCACCTTCTGGCCCGCGGGAGTGGAAACGCGCAGCGGCAGCAACCAGTCCGGGAAATAGCTCAGCATGTGCCAGAACGGAGCGTTTGCATCCGTGGTGAAGCTGACAGTCGTTTCGAGTCCGAGCGTCAGCAAGGCAAACAGGAGCACGCCTTCGTTCGCCGCTCTGAGGGCCTCCGCAGGAGTGTAATAGCCGCCCGTAGGCTGATCCAGACGCGTCAGAATTCGCGATTGAAAGTCCTGAGCTTGCATCCGTCCTCAATTCGGAATCCTCGGGAACGTGTTACGCAGTACCCGCTCGAGCCGGTGGCGCGTGAAGCGTTTCGCCGGCAGCATCTTTTGCGGCGGCCGTTTGCGTAGGTCCGCGCGCAGCATCGTCGCCAGCTCGTCAGCGAACCTGCCCTCGTAGAACTTGACCTTGTTCGGATCCGCCGGGTCCAGCGCCCAGATATCCGCTCTGCACCCGTTGAGCAGTACGCCGTCCGACACCTCGGGCAATGGAGCAGCCCCGGTGTTGGTCCCACTGAACCCCGCCGTCGACTTCCTGTATCGAACCGGATAACCCCTCGCGGCGTCCGGGATGGGGAACAACTCGATCTGCCAGTTGCCGCTCGTGTCTGCGCCGATCGCGTAGGCCGCCGCGGTCCCCGTCTCGTCGCGGAAACCCACCGACTCGTCCATCTCCTGGCCGCTCAAATCGGTCAGGGGAAAACCGTTGTCAGGACTGGTGACGTCGACGCGCTCCTTGAAGTCGGAGGGCAACGAATAGATGTTGGTGAACAGCCGATACCCGAAGCCGCTCCCGCCCATGCCCTCGTACAGCCGGTCGAGTGTTGCGCTGGTCGGGCTGACGTACGTGAACGCGTAGAACGGTCCATCGGCCGAAACCTGAAACTTCTTTCCCGTGAGGCCGCTCGTCCAACTGGTCCCGGCGCCAGTGATCGTGTTCAGCCCCTGCGTAACAGTGACGGTGTCCGTCGTGCTCTGATAAGCCGCACCCGTCTCCACGTACGCCGTCGCTTCGAGCCACAGCCAGTCGGTGTGGTCGAGCACGCGCGCGTAGCGCACATTCAGGAACTCATCGATGAGATCGAGCGAGATTCCAGGCCGCGTCTGCTGCAGCGAAAGCCGGATTTGTCCCCACGTCAGAACTCCCATAAGTTACGCAAAAGTGCACCCGTTCGTGTGCGCGACTGCAAATAGGGCTGGCATTTTAAAAGGCCGTTAGCACCGTCTCCATGTCTACGGTGGTCGGAACAGTAGACCAGGCTGGCGTGGTGAACTTCACCTGAATATAGTCGCCAGCCGCCACTGCAAAGACGCAGCTCGAGGCTGCGTACTTCGTCGGCCCCGCCGCGTTGAGGTTAACGCTGCTGGATATCGTACAGGACGTTCCCCCGCTGTTTTTGGCGATGGTGACCGAAAAGGTGTTGTTGCTTGAGAGAGTGCCCCGCACCCCCGCGATCAGAGTGGCCCCGACAATAAGGTGCGCCTGGTCAAAATATAGCCTCGATCTGAGATCGTCCGCCGTTTGAATGCCGCCCCCTCCGAACACCGTCGTAAGTAGGTAGGCCGTGCTTGTCGCTGGATTCACACTAGCGGACGTTGGGCCGAAAACGTGAGCCCCGTTGCTCGCGCTGATCCAGTAGTTTGATCCGTCGCTGCACACCTGCGCCATCCCATACTGCCCGAGATTGAAGCTGGAGGACTGCCCGTCGAAGTTCAGCCCGTTTGGAGACACGGTCAGCGCCGTCTGGTTGATGTTCACGATTCCGACACACCACGGGGACGCGGGTGCGCTGGCCGGTAGGTTTGCAGTGATCGAGCTGCCGTTGTACGGAACGATCAACCCCGCGTCACCCGAGACGATTGTGTATGTACTCGTTTGAGTTGCTTTAATCCCAGCCATGCCCATCGGGGTGTAGGGCATTCTGGGGGACCCCAGCGTTCCGCTGGTGATATTGGTGGCGTTCGTAGTGTCAGTCGTGGCGCTTGCCGCCAGGCCCGACACATCCGCCGCTGCTGGCTGCGATTTGTGCGGCACGCCCGAAGTGTTTATGGAGTCAACCCACTGGTGGGATGTAGCGCTGACGGACTGGACGCCGCCGAGCGTTGAGGCTGAGGGGTTCGGCATTTCGGCCTCTTTCAGCAGCCCACTGCCGTCCAAACCGGCGTAGCCCGATACCGCATCCTTGTTCGCGGAGTTCTCGGGCGTGAAGCCGAGCGCGTTCTGCTTGCCGTTAAACGTGCTCCAGTCTGACGAGGACAGGCAGCCTTTCTGTGAACCGGAGGCGGTCGGGCACTCCGTAGCCACCTTGAGGTTTCCAGATCCGTCCAGGCCCGCGTAGCCGGAAACAGCGTCCTTGTTTGCGCTGTTCTCTGGAGTGAAACCCAAGCTCGCCTGCTTCCCGTTGAATGTGCTCCAATCGGTAGCGGCGAGACATCCCTTTTGCCCGGAAGTCGCGGTGGGGCATTCGGCCATCTTAAGCAGGGCGCTTCCGTCCAAACCAGCGTAGCCGTTGATCGCGTCTTTATGTGCGCCAAGTTCAACAGCGCTAGGTGCAATCCCGCTGTCGGCCCCGTTTCCCGCTCCGTCGCCATTGATCAGATTCGTAGTGCTCGGGATGGTCGCCGCGCCTCCGCCGGATCCCGCGCACGTCCCGTCCGTTCCGTCCTTGTGGACGCAGTTCTTCGGGTTGGCGGTGCCGAGTCCGTTGATCTTCCCGTTCTGGTCAACGTATGCGACACCCTGCGTGAAGTTCGAGCCGCCGGGTGTCGGGTTGATTGCCTGCCCCCACAACAGAGCAAATCCGAAAACAAAACTGGCCGCGATCGCCAGCGCCGCCAGCAACCGCGGCCGAAAGGTCAGGAGAATCATCGCAGGCCTTTCCTAAGGAATCACCTCAGCGGAAAGCGAGTACGTGTAGCTCGACCCGTCGCCGTGGACGACGTTCACGTCCCACTGGTAAGGCACTGGCCGCAGGACGCACTCCTTTACGTTGTTGGCAGCCGTGCCCTCGGCCAACCCCATTTCGTAGCAGTATGTGCCGGTCGCCGTGATCGCCGTGCCGCCGGTGGTGAGGGCGACGGAGTTGCCGCTTACAATGTCATAAGCCCGCACCTGCGGCTGCAATCCCCCCGTGCCGCTCGCCGCTGTGACGCTCAAGTAGAGCCGTAGAATCTTGCAGACGACGTCTGTCTGCTTAATTGAAGCGGTGCTGGCCGTCCTCGCGCCGCTCGCCAGCAGCACCCGCCGCGTTTTGATGTTATTCGCGGGCATTCCCGCCTCCTAGTGGCTCGGAATCCCGTAGACGCCGTAGAAGCCGTTAAATCCCACACTGAACCGCATCCAGCCCGCCGTCTTGATCGACCGCGAGTCGAACTCGATGTCGTGGACGGTGTTGAACGGCTCGCGGTCGTAGAACCGTAGCTCGGTGTCGTTCGGCTGGCCTTCGAGGAACGTCGCGTCCGGATCGGTGAGGTAGTCCCACGTTATCCAGTTTTCGAAGCTCGGCATGCCACTCCGCTTCCGGAAGGCGTTGATGGTCCGGTTCGCGGTGTCGGGCCGCCAGTCGGCGCCGCCCAAAAGCTCGGCCGCGACGAACTCCAGCTGCGGAGGCACAATGAAGGTCTTCATCGGAATCCGGATGCGCTTGCCGCGATGGTCTACCGTAGTGCGGCAGTCCGTGAGCGCCAACTGAAGCGCGGTCACGTCCGGGTCGGTCGCATAACTCAGCTTATTGGTCTGCGTCCCTCCGCCCACCAGCGGATGCGCGGTGGAGAACAGAGCTTGGCCGTCGGGACCGGCGTACGCCCCGCCCGTAAAGCCGTTATTGAAGACGGCTGCGGGGATGATTTCGCGCGTCTCCTTGGCCGATTTTCCCAGCTCCGTGGCCAGCTTGCGGATGACGCCGAACTTATCGTCGTCCATCGCAACCTTGGACGCTTTGAAGCCGAGCGAGTATTGCGCGTGCTGGTAGGTCTGGTTGTAACCCGGCAGCGGCTGGTCATAGCGCGTGTTCATCGCTTCGGGAATCTGGGCGAACGTCCCAAAGCCCGTCACCTCGGTCGTCTGCTCGATGCCGCGCTTGGAACCCAACACCCGGAACACGGAGCGCCACTGTTCCGGATACTCGCCGTACTTGCCCATGATCACTT